TGAGCGTTGCAGCCCTGCTCTCGGACACGCCCATGCGCTGGGCGAACTCTTTCGTCATACGATCGAGCGAGTCGCCGCGGACAAAGCCGCGCGAAAGCGTCTGCATCAGCTCACGGGTCAGCTTGTCCTTGTCCGCCCAGATGCGGGACGAAAACTCGCTGCCGGCCCACGGCGTAGCGAGTATCTTCTCGACCGTCTGCGGGTCAATGCGGGCAAAGGTACTCGTCACATCGGCCTGCTGGCTGACGGCGTACACCGTGCGGTAGTAGGTGTCGGTATAGCGCTCCTGTAAATGGTCGCGCAGAACATCGCGCTGAGAGCCGAACAGCTCCATCATACGCAGTTCGACTTGCGTCTGCAACGCCTGCAAGCGCGAGATACGCGAACGGAGATAAACCTCCTCCAGCTCCTTGTCAAAGCCGCCTGCAAGCGCCTTATCCCGGAACTCGTCCAGCGACATCCGGAAGTCCTCTAGCTCTGCATCCCGCAGCAGCCTGCGTGCGTCTGCCATGCTGACGCTCTCGTTTGCGGCATAGCGGGCATAGAAAATCGAGAGTTCCTTGTCCAGTTCGTGCAGGATACGCTCGTATTCCCGGTGGAACCGCAGACACAGGTCGTCATCTTCCTGCTTCTGCTTCTCGGCCAGCTCGATGGCACGTTTGCGCCAGTAGGCGCCGTTCAGCTTATCCGCTGCTGCCATCGCCTGCACCGTCCTTTGGCGGGAACCGGAACTGCGGCTGCTTCTCGGCTGCCGCCTGCTGTTCCTTTTCCATCTGCTTCTGCTCGCTCTCGGCATCATCTACCCATGGATGGTTTGCGAGAATGGTCCTGTCCGAGATAATGCCGACCGACTGCTGCGCGATCTGCGCGGTTTCGAGGTCGTTCTGCACCATGTTGCGCGTCCATGTCTGGAGAATGCGTTTCGGCTGTGCGATACCCTCCAGACGGCAGATAGCGCGTACCAGCTCGGCAAAGCCGCTGCGGAACTGCGTTTCCAGCATCACGGCCTTGAGCTCCAGCAGGCTGTACAGGTACTTGAGCGCCACACCGGACGAATTGCCGAAATTCTCAGGGTTCGGGTCAACGCCCATGCCGCTGACGAAGATCTGACGGCGGGTTCTTTCGAGGAATGCGTTCCGCGCCTCAAACGGGATCTCCGCGCGGATGGTGTCCACGCCGCCGTCCCCCTCGACCTTGATGAGCTTGCTCTTTTTGAGGTCACTCATGAACTCGGTCTTGTCCGTGCCGCCGTAGTTCTTGATGACGAAGATGACCTCCTGCACGTCCTCCATGTCGTTGGCGAAGCCGGAAACCACCTTGTCGTAGGCGTCGATCAGGTCGCGGTACAGCGGCAGGTCGCCCCGCCGGTCGGCGTTGTTGTAGAACGGGATGAACGGCACAGCGCCGAGGCCGTGCCGCA